CTGCTGTATCGTCATCATCGTTCAGATGCAGCTCAGGGTCATCGTCCAGAAGCGACTCGTACTCAGTCTCGCCTTCGCGGGGCGTCGTATCGAGCAGGCTATCCAGTTCGTCGTTTGAGAAAAAAGGTTGTGGCATGATCGCTCTCTCTTAGTTATTTAGTGGCCGTCGGGCGCAGAAGCTCGTCGACCAGCTCTTTCAGCGCAATAACTTGTCCTCGCAGAAACTCGCTGGCCGGCGCGGTATTCTCATACTCATCACGTTTAGCCTGCAGCTCTGCCTGCATTACTTCCACGAGTAGTCGGAAGTTCTGATTCTGACGCAACTGCGTCATGTTCACTTTCGTACGGTCGATGTTCATTTAACGTCACCAGATGTGAAACCCGCTACAGAATACGACGCTACAGTGATTGTACCACTGGATGGGCTATTCTCAATAAAACGGTAAGCCCCCGGCACATTCAGGATCAGCGGCGTATTCTTTGGAGTTAAAACTAAAGCCTGACCGTCAGCGTTCAGGTCAGCCCATAATTTATCTGGAGCATCTACCGTGTCCGATAGTGCATACTGGATCCGGTATTCAACATCGTCGACAGCTTCCGACAGGTGTGCAATACCGTACTGGCCATTCTTAACCAGGAGAGAGCGGGGCGGTGTCGTGCAGCGGCTCATCAGTTAAGCTCCTTTATGTCTGTGGCAAACAGCACGTCGTGAGCTTTCTTGTACGCCTGCAGCAGCAAACGTTGCGTCTCACTCGCGGGGATATTCTCATAAACCTCACGTGCTTCCAATACCTTCGCGTCCAGAAAGCGACGCATCTGGCGTCCCGTATGCGATGTACGGAACCATTGTAGCGCCTGCCATTCTTCTTTAGTCACCTGGGCCTCCGTCGAAGATAGCACGAATGACACTAAGTGCCGCGGCGTCTGCCGGCGATATTGTGCCGACAGACTCCTGCTCGTGCGCATCGACGGACACCCCCATGTTACGCTCCAGTAAGGAACGTAACGCTTTGGCTTGTGGCTGAGCCCGTAGGCTCAGCAGTGCTTCGTCGATACGAGACATCATTTACACTCCAGTACAGTGCTCAGCCCATAACCATTGTTTGCAGTCAAACGGTAGATGATATTACCATCCCCATCTTTTACGGAAGCCGAACACCATCCGGGAGTATTGTCTGGGATGTTCTTATTGTACACAATGATTTGGTGCTCACCATTCGCGGTCAGCGTATGTGGGACGTCTAGCTTCCACCCACCAGCACCTGCAGCTTCGGCCACCAGAGCCCCATCAATATATATTCGTGCTATATCATCACCGTAGGTACTGATCAGGTAATTACCCGCAGGCGCTGAGAAAGTGTTTACTACATACATGGCGGTATTACCCGGTACATGTTTCGCATCAGCAAATGGTGAAACGAAATTATCCAGACCGGAAGTAGCTGGTGCCACACGATCTTTCCATGATGGCTGTTCTGACCACTCGTGAAGAACAGATTTAGCTGTCAAGTCACCTATATAACGTACAGTAATATCACCATTGTTTTCCCCAGTATAAATTTTACCGTTAATTTCTAGCTTAGACGGGGTTCCTTTCGTGGCAGTGTATGTGTTACCTATCACCCACCACGCTATTGCTAAACCATCCCCAATTTCAATAACATAGTAACCTGTTGCCGGTACCCGCACTTTTTCGCCTTCCAGTGCTGTAGTACTGGTGACGTGCGTCCAGCAAGGGTCAGTATTAATCAGGTCATAGAAGAAATCCGTCAACCAATCAGGATCAATACGTGCAGGATCCGTTTCCGTACCAGATCCTATGACTCCCTCAGAGGTACAGATTGGTACTTTACACGCGAGCGCTTGACCAAGCCCCTTAGCAGCGTCCTCATGGGAGGTGTAATAATTATTGATGGCGTCGACTAAATGACCTATCAAGTCGGTGTCATTAGCTACCAAACTGATCAGCCTACTAAGGTCGATGGCCAGGCAATTACCTTCCGATCCATTGCCTGTAATTACGCCCTGCTCTGTATTGACACAGACCTGAACCTTGTTGTTCAGCACTGCCAGAATTTCATCCAGCGGGAGCACCACCGGGTCACACTGATTAGCAATCTGAATCACCAGGCCTTCATCGGTGAAGTGCATGGACTCAATTACCTGCCAGCACACACGTGAGAAGTCGATGTCCAGCGGGTTCTCTTCGGTACCGTCGCCGATGATAGGGCCATCACGCTCAACATAAACTTTCTTGAGGGCGTCCATATTGATAGTGATAGTCTCGCCATCACCCAACGTCAGCACCAGGTTGCCGTCCTGATCAAGCATACCCGACTTAATGCTGGCATCTTTCACCAGGTCAGCCAGGTATTCCTCAAGGGGGATCTTAAACGTCGTGCCGTCCTTCAACGTCAGCAAAATCTGGCCTTCGGACGTCAGCTTAAAGTCTTTCACTGTCCGATCCAGCAGACCGTCCAAGTCCACATCCCAGGTCTTACCCGCCTGGTCAGTTAACTTGAGGTGCGTACCATCGAGTTTGAGTTCCTCAATACCAGGGATGTTAATCTCACCGTCTTTGATGAGATCGTTAATCAGGTCTTTAAGCTGGCTGCACGTCACTACTCCGGTACCTTGCGGCAGGATGGTAGTGCTTTCACACGCATTGAGGCCGCCCTGTAGTTTCCCACACAGCAGTGCATTCGCAATGTAGCTGTCGAGGTACTGCAGCAACTCTTCGTACGTGATACTGCACCCGCAATTGTTTCCGCAATTCATAGATTCCTCCGTTAGCGGCAGCAAGCGCTGTTGTAGAGAACTGCGTCCACGATATCACGGCTCACAGGCTCGAACAGCAGTGTTAAATTATTGTCCGTGTCGACATCATCCTTACTGGCATTATGCGCGATCTGATCCTGTATGCTAAAGGTGTACTCGCCCGGTGGCAACATCATCCCCGTACAGGCCCAGTCTACCGGTACTGCATACCACCCTGGGTCACACCCGTTACCGCATTCTATGGCCCGCTCAATCTTAACTTTGATAGACCTCGCCGGAATACAGTCATGCTGCCACAGTACATGAACAAGGTGGGTGCTGCTCAACGTCAGACGTTGTGGGTCACCGAATATCCCCTTCTCTTCATCGTCATTCTCGCCCGTCGCGATAAGCCTGATGTTCCTCGGTGAGCAGATGACACACTCAGGACAGTCGCCTATCGCTGGTGCGCCTGCTGTGCACTCGTAGTTCTCCAGGTAGATGTGGACATTGAAGTCCATGAACAAACATTGTTTAGCCATCAGCTCAGCCCCGTCGGATTGTTCATGTTATTGATGGTGTCGACCGCGTTCTGGCTACGGCCATCCAGTGGCACCTGTGATACTGGCGACCCCGGTTGGTTCGGCACCTGACCCGCTTCGGCCCCTGGCTGCACACCTGCCATACCGAGGTCGCGCGCAATCGCATCCTGCGCGGCATAATTCGGCAAGCCTTTGGTGTCGATACCGTTCGCCTGCAGCAGTTTCTCGAGCAGGCGCATGAAGTATTCTGGAGGTACCTGTACGCCCTGGGCGAATGGTGCCAACGACTGCAGCGCCCACTCCAGTTTGCCTTCCTGCTGTTCCTGTTCCTGCAGCCCACGGATGCCGGTTGCACTGACGTTGACGTCACCCTTGATGGTATCGTCGTCATTGTACATCAGCTCAAAGTCCACGAATCGCTGGATCATCGGCTCGATGACATTACCCTCAACACGACGCATCGCCTTCTTCACAGGCTTACTGGCCTGGTTCATAACCATACTGATGCCGCCGGAAGTACGCCCGAGAGTCGCTGCACCCTGCATGTTACCGAAAGCAATTTGCGGGATGCCCACGAGCTGGTATGCAATCTGCGTGAATTTGTCATAGACCGCCATCAGCTCCTGGGCGAGTGAGGGAACATTATGCCAGCGATATGCCGGGTTGCCGTTCGCACTGGACTTCACCGCCTTCATCATCAGCGGGTAAACTTCTGTCGGGTCATCATCTCCGAGAACACGTGATGTCTCCACTTCACCCATAGGGCCAGAAGAGAAGCCCATATTGCGCACCAGCGCGCGCCCAGCGGCCGTACACTGCAACTGTGCATCTTTGATTATCTCAACGACAGAACGCCCCCACAGCTCACCAGGGCGCAGATACATGCTGGCTGCATAATACGGCCGGCGCTCGAGTTCGTCTGGGTTAAGCACTGCCTTAATGACAATATTGTCAACAACCCACAGTTCCGACTCATACCACCGACGTTCATCCTCCACCTCGATGCCGTACTCCACCAGGTCGGCACCACGAATCTTGCCGTTGAAAATCAGCACGTCATAGAATCCGCGGTCATCTTTAATGACGTCATCGGTTTCCGGGTCAGCATCTGGTCGGTTATCGTTGTCACCAACGGTGTACGGGATGATGAAGCTGGTGTGCTGTTCGAACACTTCTGCAATACCATCGGAGTCGAACCCCGGCATACCGATCATGTTCAGCAGGTCGTTACTGCTGTACCGGGCACGCTCGATAACATACTCACAGGTGTTCAGGTCACGAGCATGGGGTGACGGGAAGATGTCGAACGGGCTCACCGTATACACCTTACGTTGCATCTCATCAGTGACCTGCATGGTTGTGCCGTTCCAGCTCTTCACCTTCGCGAACATGGCTACCGGCCCTTTCATGAAGCCCGTAGGGTACACGATGAAGTTCTGCAGGAAATCATCGAACGCTGCTTCAAACCCGCTCTTCTTGAGTTTGTCATTGACGACGGTAGTCAGCGCTGCAGCGCGCTGTTGTGCTTCTTCCTGTTGGTACTCGAGTGTCGTCTGGTACATCTGGCCGATGATGTTACTCATGTCATCAGGACTACGGCCGTACTGCATCATGATCTGCTCGAGGTTCTGTTCGATTGCGTCCTGTAAGTCAGCCTCCACTTCCTCTGGGAGTTGAGCAATAGGGGCTGGCTCCAGGACAAATGGCTGTGCAGAAATCGGATCAAGGGTATCAACCATCATTGACTGCACCTGCTCTGACAACGGCAGGGTGATGTTCATAGCCACCTTGAACTCGTCGGTTTCGTCAAAGTCAGCATCCTGAGAGGTATCGATCTCCCCGTCCAATACGCGCAGGCAATCATGGCACCGCTGGTGTGGCTCTCGGTTTGCGTCCTGCGCTTCGCTGAACTTAGCCTTCACCATATCACCGAGGGCGGTACTGATTTCCTCTTTCTTCTTACTCCATGCCATAATGATTACGCCTTCGTTTTTTGACCAGAAGTACGGCATCCGGTACGTTTGCCGCCACAGCGTGATTGCTGAGTTTTCATGGTTACCTCCTTAGTTTGCCTAATCCAACCTGGTGCATGTGCTCCGGGTTGGCCGAATGAATCGCAATGTCGAGATACTTCATAAAGTTTTCGTTGCCGGCATCGAGATTTTTACTGATGTAACTTTTGTTGAATGCCGCACCACCTTTGAACAAATCTTTCCAGGCCTGCGCCAGTAGCTCATCATATTTTTTAAACTGGCTAAGGGCTATCATAGTGCTGAGGATCGGTACAAGCTCTTCGGCCAGGTATGGCTGATTGTCCGGGTAGTTGTTGATCTTGTCTACCTGGGTGCGCAACACCGTGGCGTACTTCTCTGGTGCTTCATCAGCTATCTTCATGACCGTTGTCAGGTTCATCGTGTCCTCCGCAGCAGTGACCGGCGACTTCTGGCGTGACTCTTTATACGCTCATCTTTCGTCTTAACAGCATAGGTCGAATCGAACCCCAGGCATAGATACTGCAGCGCATCCGCTAAGTCTGAAACCCAGTTAACGTGGCTCTTCGTTGGCTGTTCCTGGACGATCTCACTGTCGTGTGCCCCTTTAATTTCAGGGTAAATATAACCAGAAGCCAGTGCATCGAGTAGTAGTTTACACCGGGATGATATACGGAGCATAGGCTTACCGTCTCTTCCCAGTTTTGTCAGGCGCATACGCACTGCTTCGAGACGTGGGTGCATGTCATTTCGTGTCGCCCAGGTAACCTCAATCGGTACGTTATGCGAACGCAGTACCTGGAAAGGTGAGATATCGATCGCCTGCGTTTCATCGTCCCCCGCGGGGTCGCCCCAGGCGTGCAGGATCTTCGACCGTGGGTAACGCTGCTTAACCACTGGCTTAACCGACCCCTTATACAACGTATCGATAGACATGCTCTCACCGACTACTTCATCGGTCACCACCAGTCCGCCAGCCTCAGTGCATATCGCCACCAGACAAACCGGTGTTCGCCCAAAGTCAAACGACATCATGATCGGCGCGCCGGCGGGGACTTCCACATCACGCTCATCGATCCTGTGAAGTCCGTAGTTAAATTCCGGGAACACGACCTTACCAGATTTGAGGTCAGCAAAATCACCTTCCACGTACGCGATGATGGAGTCGTTATCATCACCCAGCATCTTATAGTAATAGCCGTAGCCTTCTTTCAGGTTGTGGATGTTCTCTGCTTTTGGGTTAGGTAGCCAATCGTCTCCGGGCTTCGCTGGGCGTAGCAGCGCCGGCGGTTGCCGGAATAACTCGAAGTACGGCCGGTTCATCTCTTCTTCGTACTGCCGCCACTCCGGCTTCGGACGAGTGTACCAGTCATACAACCAGTGGTTCTTCTTCGGGCCGTTGGTCGTCAGTATCATGCCGCTCCAGGTCGCACCTGTAGGAACGTCAGCCATTGACGGGTAACGTCCGATACGCTTCTGTGCCGCCTCGATAACTTTCAGGCTGATCTCACTGGCCTCATCCACCAGTACGCCGGTCATCTCTGCACCCAGCATATCCGACACCGCCTTCGGATTATCCATCGCCACGAACACGAACTGCGCCTGCACCATCGTGCCGTCTGGTAACGGGAACACCAGCATGGCTTTCGGCGTCGGGTTCTCCCTGACATCGCGCTCATTGAACATCGGGCCGATAGCCGTCTTGTAAGAAGCGATGGTGTTATCACGCAACTGTCGGAACGTGTTACGAATGATAAACCACTTCGTCGGCCGCACCTTAGTTACGGGGTTTGGCTCCTGCAGGATCGACCGAATCACCAGCTCTTTGAAAGCGTATGTGGTTTTCGCCGAACCGGCGGGGCCAATCACACCGCGGATGTATGCAGCACTGGCCGCAAAATTT